TCAGGGTTATTTAGGAGAACAGCTAGTTCATCCTCGGTTAGATTTTTATACTCCTCTCGATTCCACTCCTCTGTCTCGTCCCACCACGCTTTTACGATACCGTTTTTACTTAGCAATGCGTCCGTAAACCAAGAGTATAAAATCTCCCAGCCATTGTTGTCTTTCTGGAAAACATAGTTAACATAATCTGTGGCCTGCTTTGCTGCCTCTACATCCTCTGGCCCATGAGGCTCAAAGGTCACCATGTTATCCCCGGAGGCGAATATCCTCATCAGGGAAGGCTTGATCCATTCAATGGTGTCAGCAACAGTTGTGTCTACGAACTGGGAACGTCCTGCGACTTCATTACCAAACGGAAGCCCATAGTAGTACTTCATGGCCTGTTCGCGCTGTTTGGAGATAGTATCCCCCAAATAGCCTAAAGAGTCGGTGATTTCTCCCCGAATCCTTGTAACCAGTTCTTCTTCTGTAGGTTTAGATGATGCCATAATTCTTATATTCTATGTCCTTTGTCCATTGTGGATCGCTGCCGGATACGCCAAACCGCATGGACATGATCGCATACCGTGTAGCTGACATAAGGTCATCCCTCAAGGGTATGATCTTTCCGTCCTTCCTGTGATACATCCTGAATTCTTCAAACCAATCCCCTAGAGTAGAGAAGACTTTGAACTTCCCATCCTCCATTTTCTGGAAGATATCCATGATCCCGACCTCTATGGAGTTACCACCCTTGGTTTCACCCAATGCTGGGGGGTTTTCAAAGTGAAAAGCAAGCATATTACAACCTAAATTGCGATACTGCTCAGCCAAGCCGGGATTACCCATAGAATCTCGTCTATTACCGTCATGGGGCCAAGCAACGGGGATAAAAGCGGGTCTATTGCGTATATTTTGGGCATGAACAGAAGGTGGAGCCTTTGCTTGCCTGTAACAGTCGTAAACATAGTACATATCCTCTTCCCTGTCCCATGCAACCCATACGCAAGCCGTAGGATGGTCAAAACCAAAGTCAATACCGCATATCCTTAGCCAATGGTCCTCTATTGGTATAGGATCAATGATTATCTTCTCTTCAGACACAGGGAATACCAACCCAGAGCCTATAGAAGGCCTTCCATAACGCCTCATTTCCCTCTCATGGGGAGCATATGAGGACAAAATCTGTTCCATTACACCCTCATTCAGGTGTCCTTTATTGCCCTTCATGGACAGAATACGCTCTGAAGCGTGATCCCATGTCGCATTATTGAGCGATTGGCCCGGTTTCAGGTTGTTCATAAAGGACGCAACCGTCTCTGTCATGCCTGCTTCAGGGGTAAAGGTCATATAGACCATGCCCTGCCTGTCCAGAGTCCTTGTTACAGCCTGTGAATACAACTCCCTGCTTGGCTCCTCATCGAGCCATATACAGTCTACGGACCTTCCCTGCCATTTCTCCACCTGCATCTCGTAGGCTTTGAAGAATAAAGATGAGTTCCCCCCAGACACATGCCGTATAAGAGCAACGCTTTTGGCGTTAGGGACACCCGGCTTCCGTTCGGTTTTAATTATAAGTTTTTTCGGTATAGTACCGGAACCGAAGGCCTCCGGGTCATCAGGGGAACCCAGTAATTCAAATTGTACAATATCTCTGGTTGTCTCATTAGAGACTCCACCAGCCCA